GATGTTTTCTTGTCCGGCTTACCATCCTTGCATAAAGTCCATATCATCCAGTCACTACGCTGGCACTTATCCCATACTTGCGCCCTTGTATATACTTTGTCTTTTTCCATCCATTCAATAGCCTCTTTGCACGCGTCATGCTCTATAAAGAATTTTTCTATTTTCATTTCAATCCTCGCTTTCTGGCGGGGCTGGTAGGTCTTCACACTCGGCTGAAAATTTCCCGTCCCGGTATCCCTCGGCGTAGTTTTCTTTTATCATTTTTTCTCTGTCATCCACCCCGTCACCTTCGGCGCTGGCGAGGGCTTTATCGCAATCGCCTATGATGTTTTGGGGGTCTACCTTGTCTCCGAGCGAATAACAATATCGTCTAATTTTTTCTAACGCCTCGGCGCATTTATCGCAGTTGCATTTCATTAGTATTTCCCCTTCCTGGCTTTGGGCTTCGTACCCGTTAAGTGTTTAATACACTGAGACATATTCGCGCCGCGCCACTTGTAGGCATTGCGTAGAATGTAGTACCGCGACTGCCCTTCACCCGGTAGCGTAATGGGGGTACCAGCCAAGGCCTGGGGGACACCCGCCCGCTTAAGCTCCCGGCCCAGGCCGTTAGCCGTGGTCCCGGTCTTGCCCGTGGGGTCGTATATGTCCAGCAGTTCTTTGTTGGTGTACATGTCTTGCTTGTAGTATATGTCCCCTGTATGTAGCAGGGCGTCGGGTGAAGCCACCAGCTGCCGAACCCAACCCCCCAGGTCACTTTGCACGTCGGATATCATACGCATTTTAGCAGCGGTCCTTAGCGCCGGCGCGGCTGGGTTAAAGCCCTTAAGGTCCATACGCTGGAAGTAGTCGAACAGCGCCGCGGGCCCAGGGCCTTGCCACCACTTGACGTAGTCCAGATAAAACTTTTCGCTTAACGGCTCCACCTGGACTTCATGGATAAAGAAGCGCCGGTCGTCGTCTTCTAAAAAGAAGGCGTCCGGCTGGTTAGATGTAAACAGGTAGTTGATACAGTCAGGCACTACGTAGGAAGGGACGAACTTTATATTTATACGTATCTCTTTTTGTGTAATTAGTTTCTTAAGCATGTCCGCGTCTTGGCGTTTATTGCTTCCTGTGACATCGTCGCCAAGTATAAATTGACGGCCCTCAGCCCACTCATTAAATGCGGTATGGATATCGGCTTGTCTAATCTCCGTGAAGTTTTCCCCATAAATGGATCCCAGTGTATAGCCCACAAGTGACTTGCCGGTACCGTGTTTGATACCGTGGAGTACTGCGCTAGTAAATAATTTAATACCTGGATTCTGTATTGGATACGTGCACCACTTGTAAAACCACTTCTTATCGTCACAGTTTGCACCTTTAAATAAATGATCCACCAGGTCCAGGAAGGGCTTAACGGATCCTTTGACAGGCTCGCAGCCCCACCCCGGCCAAGCGTTGTACAGGTTCCCGTCTTCTATGCGGGTGGGTAGACCAGGCCTATAGGTAAGTGCGGCCGCCTGGTTACGTAGTGGCCACTTAAGCCACGACCCCGCGGCCGCCACGGGCTTAAAGCTTAGGGCCCCGTCCGGTTTAAGTACTTGCTCAGGGTACGACTGCGTCGCTTCCAGGTGTTCTTTAAACGCGGACGGGCTAACCTTGTTCAAGGTACCTTGCTCTAATACTAGCCCAGGGTGCCTTATATATGTATAGCGTTTGTTGAAACCAAACAGCGCCTTACTAAGCCCCAGGTGTGGGGCCTTGTCCACCAGGTCGTCCAGGGCGTCGGCGCCGTTCTCCACCACGTAGTCGTCCAGGCCTGTTTTACCCAAATCCTTAAGCGCCGGCAGCGTCACAATATGGACCCACGCGCCGCGCTGTATAAGGGCTTCCCCAAAGTTAGCGAGGGCCGCGCATACCATAGGGTTAGTCTGATAATCAGAATCAAAGACCAGGTACACGAAGCGCTCTACCCAGTTTATAGCTTCCAGCTCGGGTAGGAATTCTATACCGGTCTTAGGTGACCGCCACGAGTACACCCCACCCAGGCCTATACAAGCGAAGTCGTGGCGCGCGGCGCATAGGGCCTTAAGCTCACCTTCTGTTATGAGCAGGGGCACCCCCGGGTCTTTCAGGGCGTCGGCCCAGCCGTCGTAATTCTGGGGGAAATAGGTAGCGCACCCCGTACCTTCTTTTTGAGTGTAGCGCATAGGCTTCTTTTCCGTGAACTTACCAAAGTCGTTAGGTGTGTCCAGGTAGCGTATGCGGTAGAAGGGTGGGTGTTTCGGGTAGGTGGCAAGTGGCTTGCCCGTGGGGCCGAAATAGTTTAGACGCATAGACGGCAGCGCGCTAAAGCCGAGCTTGGCGGTTTGCGCCGCGGACAGGATATCTATTTTATACTTCTTGATATCCTTAAGTAATAGCGCGGACTCGGTTAGCTTCGCGCTTGCTAACGCTTTGGGGGTCTTGGCCTGAGACATTGGACCTTCTATAGTTTTATGTGGGTTTCGACGTATGTCTTAAGGGCTTCGTTCACGACCTGGTTACGGCTCCTACCTTCACGCCTACACACGGGGCCCAGAGCCTCTAAAATGTAGTCGTGAATTATTACACACGTCGTAGTTTTAGAAATGCCGTCACCTGGGCGCCCTACCGTGTTCTTAGTTGTGTAGCCGTGGCGCGACTCTTCTACTACTTCGCTTTCGGTTTTTCGTTTTGTGCGGGTCGCGCGAGTTACGCGCTTGGTGGGTCGCTTCTTTTTTGCGGGTTTCTTTTTCGTACGCTTTTTCAAACGGGCCTCCTGGAAAAGTAAATAGACTGTACACGACCAGCAGCAAACAAGCAAACTAAATTACATATAATACTAATCTAATTTTGCACCATTTATACAATTTAGGGGTTATACACAATATACACAATATACACAATATCGGGTTCTCATAACTCCCCTGGGTTATACCCCTATAAATACATATATAATATAAAAGACTATTTTCTCTAAGACTAAAAAGAAGTATATTCTGTATATTGTGTATAAGGGGGATTTTTAAAGGCCTTTTGGTTATACACAATTTTTATAATGTGTATATTGTGTATAAGGGTGTTTTAAGGACTTTTTGCTTTACTTTTCGTACTTCGCTTGGCGCCGTGCTTTACACCCCCACCCATTTAAAGTAGGGTTCACCCAGGAGGCGACATGGCTAAGGCTAAGAAAAAAAAGAAGCCGGTTAACCGGAAGACCACTAAGACGAAAACTAAAACGGGTAAAGATATCATAGACGGCCGCAATGGTGGGGGCGTCAATCTAATGGCTAATTCGAAGCCGGGCCAACATGGGTTTACCGTTCTGTACGACTGGGCGGACCTGTACATACAATACGCGAAGGCTGTAAAGAAAGACCGGAAGCTTACGATAGCTACCTGGTTTAGATGTAACAAACATAGAGACGGCTTCCCCAAATCGTACACGAATGTAACGCGCGAATTCTCCTCTATACAGTTTACGCTTACTTCCCAAATACTCGAAGACGCTGCGCCTAAAGCGGCTTTGCGTATATCCAAACTTATAAATAGTCGTAGTATGGACATGAGCTTAAAAGCCAGCATTGCAACGCTAGACCGTACGAACCATTCACCTAAAAGCAGCGGTATAACCATTAACACGGGCGCGGCCCAGTTCGTTATCGCTGTACCACCACCAGAGGAAAGCACGGAAGCATGGGCGAAGCAAAACAAGTAGAGGCGGAAGGCCCTACGATTATATGGCAGCCACACCCGGGTAAACAAACCGCGCTGCTTACGTGTCCTGTAGATGAAATACTTTACGGCGGCGCGCGTGGTGGTGGTAAGACAGGCGGTACGCTAGGCTTCGCAGCTGCCCACTGTTCACGCTACGGTGAACACGCCAAGGTTATTCTATTTAGACGTACGTACCCAGAACTTGACGACGTTATAGAAAAGAGTAAGAAGCTGTACACTAAGCTTGGTGCTGTTTACAACGAACAGAAAAAGACCTGGACCTTCCCAGGTGGTGGGACTTTTAAGCTTAGGTTTCTGGACAGGGACGAAGACGCGGCCAGTTACCAGGGCCACGAGTACACGCTTATAATCATAGAAGAGGCTGGGAACTTTAAGAAGCCGGACCCTATAGACCTGATTAAGGGCTGCTTACGATCCGCCGACGGGGTTAAGACCCAATTCATTTTAACAGCTAACCCCCACGGCCCAGGCCACGAGTGGGTATACAAGGAGTACATAGCGCCGTCCGCGCCTATGGTACCCTTCATAGATAAAGAAACCGGTAAGTCCCGGGTCTTCATACCCGCACGCCTGGAAGATAACCCGTCACTTACGAACGACCGTGAATACGAAAAGAACTTACGCGCGGCTACCAAGGGCAAGCCCTGGTTATACGACGCGTGGCGTAAGGGTGACTGGACGGCTGCGGTCGAAATGCCTGGGGCTCTATGGTTACGTAAAACTATTAACCAGTGGCGTGTCCCTGTCCTGGACCTGGACTTAGACCGTATAGTTATAGCTGTGGATCCAGCCATTACCAGTAAGGCAACGTCCGATAAATGGGGCATTGTCGCAGCCGGCGCCGCGGGTGACCACAGATATGTACTACGGGACGAGACAGGATTATATACACCAGGCCAAGCGGCTGTTGTAATATGTAGGCTGTACGAAGAGCTACAGGCCGACCGGGTGGTGGCGGAAGTCAACCAGGGCGGCGACATGGTTAAAACAATACTTGAATACGAAAAGAAGGGTATATCATTTAGGGCAGTACGCGCCGGCCGCGGTAAGGTAACCAGGGCGGAACCTTGCGCGGCTGATTATGAGCGTGGGTTATGGCACCACGTCGGAACATTTTCAGAATTAGAAACACAGCAATGTACATGGTTACCGGGGCAGCCCAGCCCTAACAACGTAGACGCCCTGGTGTACGCCTGGAAGTACTTAACGGGCGAAGGGTCAGACAGTAGTTTTATATTCGTATAGGGGGGAAATCTCAATGTCTTTATGGGGTGAAGTAGCGGCGACCGTCGCTTATCCATTTAAAAGAGTTCGAGACATGTTGACGAAACAAAAAATGGTTATAACAGCCCTGGCCGGCTTAGACCTTAACACGACTAATCCGCGGAACTTCACGACACTGGCCACGGAGGGGTACAAGCTTAATCCCACGGTCTTCGCGTGCGTGGACGAAATAGCTAAGTCTATGTCTAACATTCCGCTTAAGGTGTACCGCATTAACGCGGACGGTAAGCGTGAAGAGGTACCATTCCACCCACTGGCCCAGCTGCTACGAACGCCCGCGCGGAATATGTCGTACGGTATGTTTTCGCTTTGGGAGTCTTCGTTCTACCTGCTTAGTGGTAACAGCTACATAGGCCTGGGCTTTAAGGGAAACCCAAACTGGGAAGAGCCCCTTACGAAGCCCCCAGACTTCTTTTTTATATTCTCGCCTGGGTGTATCGAAAAGAAGGTAAACCAGAACACCAGCGTTACGACCTGGTACGTGTACCGTACGGCCCAGGGTGAGAACGTACGTATACACCCTTCGCGTATGATACACCGTATGTCATTCAACCCCCTGGACGGCTGCTACGGTATGAGCCCACTTGACCCCGGCGCGCGGGACGTGGATAGCGATAACATGGCGGCTACGTATAACTTCGCGCTGCTACAGAACGGCGGCCGTCCGGTCGGTATTATGATGATGAAAAAGAAGCTCAACCCGGAAGAGAAAGAGGCTATAGCGTACAACTTCAATAAGACCTATGTTGGTGGTATCAACGCGGGTAAGACCATGATTGTAGACGACGCGGACGACACGACCGTAGACTTCAAGTCTATAGGTATGTCGCCTAAAGATATGGAGTACGAGAAAAGTAAGCTTCACAATATGCGCCGTATCTGTATGGTCTTTGGTGTCCCACCTGAAATAGTGGGTCTTCCTGAATCCAAAACCTACGACAGTTACAGCGAAGCGCGCAAGGCTTTCTATAGCGAGACGGTGCTTACGCATATGAATCTGTACCGTGATTCAATGGCAGCCCACCTGCTACCGCTGTACAAAGAAGCCAACCTGGTTATCGACTACGACAAGAAAGACATAGACGCGCTGCAAGAAGAGGTCGGGGCTTTGTGGGAGCGTAACCTTAAGGCGGAAGCTCAGGGGCAGGTCACTAACAATGAGTTCCGCGACGCCGTGGGTATGGACCGTATAAATGATGAGTTCTCCGACGTGCGTATGCTACCTATTTCACGTATACCAGCTACGGACTTCGACGCCGTGGATCCGGAAGAGCCGGAAGACGACCCGGAAGACGACGACCTGGACGGCGAAGGTAGGGGCTTCAAGGCCCTGGGGATACTGTCACCCGCTAGGACGGGCCCACAAAAGAAGGCCCTATTTAAAGCTGTGGACCGCCGGCGCGCTGGGTGGCTTAAGGTGCTTAAGCGGATAGCGCTGGACACCTTAAAGAAAGACTACTTAGCCGTAGCGGAACAAGTGGCGGCTTCTAATTCCCCCACGCTACTATCCGTGGACGCGGCTTTCCTGGGTAGGTCCAGGGTGTGGCAGGATACGCTTGTTAAGATGTGGACCCCGGTAGCTACGGACTTCCTGGACGTGGTGGCGGAAGACCTGGCAGCGGCCACGCGGTCCGCTGGTGCTAAGCTTGAAGTCAAGCGCCCGGACTTGTGGGACGACGCGGTAGCCAAGTACATAACCGAGCACGGTGCCGAAAAGGTGGTGAGCATTACGACCACTACGAAGACACGGCTTAAGGCCCTGGTCCAGAAGAGTATGGACGAAGGCCTGTCTAGCTTTCAGACGTCGAAGCTTATACGTAAGTCCACGGGCTTCCTTGCCCCGCGGGCGGACGCTATAGCCCGTACGGAAGTCATAGGGTCCAGCAATTTCGGTAGCATAGAAGCAGCACGCAGCGCCGAGCTTAACCTGCAAAAGGAATGGATCCCCACCTTTGACAGTCGGACCCGGGACACCCACCTGGACGTAGCAAGCCCCATAGGTCTAAATGAAAAGTTCTTAGTAGGTGGTATAGAAATGGCCTTCCCTGGTGACCCGGACGGGTCCGCGGAAGAGGTCATTAACTGCCGGTGTACAGTCGGATATATACCCCTGTAATTTAGGGCTTGTAATACTCGGTATAATATTGGTATATTCTCACTAGTAGAGAACCTATTTTCCCTGGGAGCCTAGTGTCTTACAAACGACCTTCGAACCTACAGACGAAATCTTTTAAGTTCGACGTCCGCGAAATCAAGCAAAGCGAAGACGGTAAGAAAGCAATTCTTACGGGATACGCTTCGACCTTTGGAAATACGGACAGTTACGGCGACAGTGTAGAAAAGGGCGCCTTCCTACGAACCATACAAAGTAAGACTTCCTTCCCTATCCTGGCCTTCCACAATCCCAGCGAACCAGTGGGTAAAACTCTGTCACTTGCAGAAGACGCCCACGGTCTGCTTATGGAAGCGGAAATATACCTGGACTTACCGGAAGGTATGAAGCTGTACATACTGCTTAAGAACGAAGCTATAGACGGCTTGTCTATCGGCTACAATGTGATTAAGAAAATGTTCGACGAAGAGAACGGCATACGGAAGTTAATGGAAATCAAGTTGTGGGAAATCAGTATAGTAACCTTCGCGGCTAACGAACTGGCAAGCGTGGATGACGTTAAAGGCCTGGGGGATCAATCAGCCCGGACCGTAGTATACAAGTCGATTCAATTCAGAGACTTGGTGACGTCGGCACATACCGCGATTGTAGAATTTTGTAAAGAGCCGACGGAAGACATACACAAAAAAGAAGCTATGTTCTTAGTTTCTAAAGCGGTCGAAGAATTACAGGCACTTCACGAAACCCTTAAAACTGGTTTCGGTGAACCCGCCGAGAAAGGCGCGGACCCGGACGTAGTCCACTCCGCGCTTAAGGCTGCGACGGAAGCTTATAAATCAATAGGGAGGTAAGAAGCAATGGCAGTAACAGACGCAGAAATGAAAAAGGCGAGTGAAGACCTGGCCGCGGCGCGTGTAGCTTACGACGCGGAAAAGAAGTCTTTCGAAGTAATGAAGGACGAGTTAGCGGAAGAGCGTAAAGAGCTTGTTTCCGTTCGCGCAGACTTCACCAAGGAGTTAAAGGCTCAGGCCGATAAGACCGAAAGCCTTGCCAAGGAAATCGACGAGATGGGCGAAGCAGTAGCGCGCCCCGGCGCAGGTAAAGAAGGCGAAGAGAAAGATAACAAAATCGCTATGGACGGCTTTAAGAAATTCGTCCGCGGCGAAGTTGGTGATATGACCAAAGAAGAGAAGGCCCTTTCCATTGGGAACGACGCGTCGGGCGGGTACCTGGTACCTACCCCAATGGCCACCAGTATTATAAAGCAGGTTATTCAGCTTAGCCCTATCTATAACTTGGCTACACGTATGTCCATTGGTGGGCCAACAATCTCTATCCCGCGGGAGAAAGTACACCCCACGGCCGGCCGTGCCGTCGAAGCTGCCTCACGTACAGAGGATACAGCTACGGAGTTCGAGAACGTGATTCTTAAAGCGTACGAGTACTACGCTTTTATCCGCGCTTCGAACGAGATTTTGGAAGATAACGTGTTCAACCTGGAAAGCTGGTTCACGAATAAAGCAGCGCGTAAGATTGCGGAGCTTTACAACACGGACATGGTTACCGGTGACGGCGTGGCTAAGTGCCGCGGTATCATTTCCGCAGGTACGGATATTGCCACGATAGAAGGGACTACGTCGGAGAAATTCAACTACGACGACATCCTTAGTCTTATGGCGACCATACTTACGGAGTATTCGTCTAACGCGACCTTCGTAATGAATCGCGGAACTAACTACGGTACGATCCGGAAATTCAAGGATAACAACAACAACTACATTTTCCGCCTGGGTGAAGCGCTTACGACTATCGAAGGCCGGCCGGTTGCGGAAGCTCCCGACATGCCCGACGTGGCCGCGTCTTCGCGCTCCGTCTTGCTGGGTGATATTACCGAGCTGTACGGTGTGGTGGAGCGCCTGGGAATGACGGTTCTTAAAGACCCGTATACCAGGAAGGGTAACGGACAGATTGACTTTATGTTCCGTACCCGTATCGGTGGTGATATCTTGCAGCCCGCCGCCGCGAAGATCCTGGTAAGCAAGTCTACGTAAGTTAAGAACTGCGAACTTTAAATTTAGCTAAGAGGGAGTTTTTGAGATGGGTATAATTAACGATCTTGTACATAACATTAAGACCAACGTGTCTAACATACCTGCGGATCTTACCGCTACGAACACCGGCGAGATCGTAGACTTACAAGGCGCTGACTCGGTAATGATTAGTTTAGTGGCGGGCGTGGTCGCTATTGCGGACGCCGAGACTAACTTTTTCACGCTTACGGTCCAGGTGGGTGATGAGCCCGCCGGCGGCGATATGTCTGCCGTATCTGCGACAGACTATATCGGCCCCATTACGGACGCCGGCGCACTCTGGGACCGGCTGATTAACGCGACGACGGAGGGATCTAACGCTTACCAGGTTGGTATACTTCCTAAGGGCAAGCGCTACATGCGCGTGGTCTTGACGGAGACCGGTACGGCCCAGGCTATATTGGGTACGACTATCGTTTCCGGTACGCTGCGTAAAAGCAATATAGTTTAAGAACTGAAAATACAAGTACCCAAAAAGGGGCCGGGGTGTCTAAGCCCTGGCCCCTTTTTTATTTGAGGGTCCATATATGAAAATCAGACTTTTAAAAACTAAGACCGCGGCCGTGGACGGTATCAATGTAAGCAAGTACGAGGCCGGTACGATCCTTACGGAGATTCCGGGCGATATCGCCCAGGCCTGGGTGGACGCTTGCGTAGCGGAAGAGGTTGGGGAAGAGACCACGAAGTCCACCAAGCCCGAGACCAAACCTAAGAAAGTACCCCATAACAAAAGCAAGGGGAAACCCGGAAGGCGTAAGTAATGCTTTCGGGCGACATAGGTATACAGCGCTATAGTGGGAACAACCCTATAAGCGGCGCGGACAACGCCCCACAAAACCCGCTGTATGGCCGGGTCCAGGTGGAGACAGTCCCCGCGGTGGAGCCTGTTACCGTTGACGAAATGAATAGCTTTCTTAAGCTTAACGGTGAGGCTCAGAACGACTACGTGCGCGGCCTGATAGTAGCGGCGCGCCAAGCGTGCGAAACCTACACGGGGGTTAAGTTCGTTACCCAGACCTTGAACGCCTGGTACGACCGGATCCCTTACGACTCCACTCTTAAGCTTTTGTACGGCCCTTGTCAGTCTATAACCAGCGTCACTACGTACGCGTCGGACGGGACCGCTACAGTCTTCGACGAAGATAGTTACTTTAAGGACATTATATCTTCATCGCCCAGGATTATATTGGTAGATGGACAGACCTGGCCAGTAAATACCAGGTCCTATAATGCGGTTAGGGTTGTATACGTGGTGGGTTATGGCCTTGCCGCTAATGTACCGGAAGCTATCAAGACGGCCATTAAGCTGGTGGTCGCGGCTATCTTTGAGACACCAGGCGAGATCAAGAAAACAAAGATAAACGTCAATGAGTATATGACAGAAGGTATTAAGTTTATGCTCACCCCGTACACTAAGGTTAGTTTGTGAGACTCGCAAACCTGGACACTCTAATAGTACTTGAGCAAGAAAGCCGGGTGTCCGACGACCGCGGGGGTTTCGTTACGTCCTGGGAAACCTTCGCCGCTAACCTTTGGGCTAAGGTAGATACTATCTCCGGCACTAACCGGTTTTTCGCTTCGCAAGAAATGTCGGACGCTACGGACCAGTTCACTATCCGCGCGGTAGAGGGTGTCACCGAAAAGTTACGCGTACGCCTGGTACAGGATAACCGTGTCTTCTATGTCCGTGGGGTTGAAGACCTTAAGAAAGACCCGTCCTACATTTTGCTTATATGTAGCTCCCGGAAGCGGGAAACGGATAGCGCATAATGTCTATGCGGGTAACCTTCAAGGTAGCCGGCAGCCCAGCACTTAAGGCTAGATTAGAAAAACTTAAGGTGGTGGCGCGGGACGAACTTAGAAGAGCTAATATACGGACAGGGTTAAAGATTGAAACGGGGGCTAAGCAGCGTTCTCCCGTGGGAGTAAGCGGCGCTAACCGAGCGGGGATTAAGACCCGGATTTTCCACAACGGGCTCTTAGTGGAGGTCGCGGCTACCAAGGCCTACGGGGTGTATATCGAAAAAGGCACTAAGCCCCACTTCCCACCTATACTAGCTTTGATCCCCTGGGTACGCTTGAAGCTGGGAGTACCTATTAACAGGGTTAAAAGTGTGGCGTTTCTGGTAGCTCGTAAGATATCTAAGAAGGGTACGAAGGCCCAGCCCTTCCTTGAACCAGCGTGGGACGATAATAAACGCCGCCATATGAAGGACTTAGTAAAACTACTTAAAAGTGCTTTCGGGAAAAAATGATAACATACCACTACAAAGTTGAGTACGAAGGCGGCGACACGCTATGGGTATATGCTCCGTCACTGGTGGCCGCCTTGACGCTTTTTATCGTCACGTACCCCACCTTGGAACCAGTGAGTATCGAAAAACGCCCAGACACCAAAAGCGTTTACCTGACCGGAACCAAAGGTAATTATGAGATAGAGGTTATTAATGTCCCTTAAAACATACACAGCCATTCCAAACGGTAGCCCAGACGGACCTGTCAGTGCGTGGGCGGTGACCGGAGAGGTGACCATCGCGTCGCTGGCGGCTAAGCTAACTGCTAACCTGGTTTATGATGTCAGCGTTGGCGGTGGAGATGTAGACCTGTCGGCTCTTAATGACGGAGACCCTATACCAGACTGGACAGCTATCAACGGGACAATCACGAAGCAGACCAACGGCGGTGCGCCAGCGCTGACGATAGCTGGTTCGTGGGCAGGGGCTTACAAGAATAGTTCAAGCGCAGAAAACCACGCTCTGCGTTTCTGGTGCAAAGGCGCATCTTCGAGATACAACGCCTTCATGCGGTGGCAGAACTCAGGGAATACTGGGTATGGCTGTCAGTGTGAAATTGCTGGCAAGTATCGTATCAGCGGCGGTGTACCGACAAACATGGTGGGGATGGCCGACGTTGCGTCCAACGCCGACCTGATAAGCGTTGGTATGCCTACAGTGACTAACGACTACATTACGCTGAACACTTTCACGGAAGCCAACACCAACGTGAATATGCGCAGTTACCAGAATGACGCGCTGATAACCAACCGCGAAGACTCTGTCAAACGATATCCGAGCGGGCTTTACGGAGTCCAGTCGTTTGGGACACAGTACTACGGTCTGTTCCAAATCTTCGACAGGGCAACCGGAACCGCCGAGTTCACCATGACTCCATCCAGCTTGACAAGTTGGTCCCGCATTGTCGCCAAAATCAAAGATACCCTGCCGTGTAAGAATAAGAACCTGAGCGAGTTCATGCAGTACAAGATCGTCGGCGGGACACCCAACACCTACACGGCAGTGCCGGACGACGGTGATATCTCGGCGGCCAGTGGCGGGACAGCAATTACAATACTGATTACGTTGGACAACACATACAAGGCTGACGCGGATGTTTACATGGACGCCATATCAGTCGAAGCGGATTGTGTATGGGTCGCGTCTCCCGTGGTTATCCCGGCCGTGGTCCCCAGCTTGTCGGTAACATCTCAGGACGTGGACGCCGTAGCCCTTAGCTGGGGTGACGTGGCCAGTGTGAACGGGTACAATATTTGGCGCG